GCCTTCGGGATTTGGCGCATGAACACGATCGGACCACCGCAACCATCGCGACCGCGGTGCATGAACCGGAATGGATGGGTTCCCCTGGTGTCCATTACTGCTTCCGCCCAGCCGCGGCCGGCAGATCAGTGCCGATCTCGCCTGATTCAGTGGCCCGCAATTGAGTCGCGAAGTTCGCCAGAATCCCCGACAGCTTCGCGCGGGACAGATTGGCCACAAAGGGTTCCCCATAGGCGGCGATCAGAATACGCCGCGCCGCCTGGAGGTCCATCGTAGTGCCTTCCGGCGGCGAGGTCACCAGCCACTTCATCGCCGCGACTGCCGCTCGGTCGCGTGTGACCGGCGGCGGGGCCGGCGCAGCCTCTGGCGGCAACTCCGGGGCCGTCGCCATGGAGGCAGGGGCGGCTGCAGGCGGCACAGCGGCGGCGGCGGCCGGCGCGGCTGGCGCGATGGGCGTTGGCGGGGGCTCGAGGGCATCGGGCGGGATATAGCCGCCCTCGGGCGGTGCAAGGTGTTTTGCTGTGTCGGCGTTCATCTTGAGCTTGGAAAGGTATTGTTGCCCGACGCTCAAAGCCTTACCGACGCCGGGGACCGCTGCAAGCAATTTATGCGCGGCGTCTATCCCCGCCGATTCCGCCAGTGCGCCCAGCAGGTTCGTCTGTGACCCTGCCGGCCCTCCGAGTCTTATTAATCCGGCGCGTTTCAGGTCGGTGTCGATGTTGATGAGCGACCGCATTCCCTGGTCGGAAATATCCATCGACGGGTCAATACCGGGGTCGCCGCGTTCCTTTGCCAAGTTGACAACGAAGCGGTGGAAGTTCGCCGCCTGGATATCGCCGTTCATGTTGGTGAGCTTCGTCCGGAAGTCATTAAACAGCACTCCAGCGTTGATCTCTTTTGAATCCTCGGCATAGCGGTCGAGCGCCGTCTGAAATCTATTGTCGGTCGCCTCATTCATCGCCTGGTCGACCAGCCGTTTCGCGGTGATCAATTGGCCTTCTGCGAACTTCTCCGCGCCCGTCATATTCAACGGATCTTTTGCCTTGGCGAGTTGATTCTGCAGGTTATCGTGAATACCCCAGACGGCGGCCGGATCGGTCTTCAGGTTGCCATTGTCATCCAGTATCCGTTCCTGGAAATTCTCCAGCACGCCGCGTACCGCATCGTTTTCATAAATCCGAGGGTTGGACAACTGCTCCTGAACCCAATCGAGCGCAGGCGTCAGATCGGCCGGCTGCGCTGTCGGTAGGATATTGTCGGCGGCGGCGTTCCACCGAGCCAGCCGATCCGCCCGCATGGTGTTCAGGGTAGTATCGGAGATCGTGTTCTTGTCGTATGCGGCGACCCGCGCCTTGTTGTTCTCGGTGAGCCGCTTGCCCTCGCCGACGAATTCGCCTGGGTTGCGCTCGCGCAGCAGGTTTTCGTATTGCGACAGGAGAGGGTCGGCGCTTCTTTCCGCGAGCGTCGGGAAGGACCCTTCGACGTGGATCTTGATGTCGTTGGCTTGTGGCGGACGCAGGAGTTCGCCCATTTCCGCCACGCGCCGGCTGGCTTTCATGGCGGCTGTCGAGAGATCGATCTGGGCTGTAGGCGTGCCCTCGCGCGATGCTGCGGCGCCTACCGACTCAGGGGCGGCCACGGCGCCCGCTGGCGGCCTTTCCAGCTCCGCGGCGGCTACCCTAGCGGGGCCTGCCTCCAGCCCGGCTCCAGCCTCGCTTGGCGCGGCGCGCGGCGTGAGCAGATCGGCATCCGCCGCAGCCATTGGCGCCGATACCGCTCGGCCTGCCGCTTTGATCGCGTCGGGGAGGTTAGACGCCGCCCCGATGTCTGCAATCGCATCCGGGGCCGGTGGCGCTTGGCGAGCTTCCTCAAGACCCGGCCCAGCTACGCCACCAGGCCGCGCCATCGGAAGCGCAGGCGCGACCTGATTGAGCATATAGAGATCGCGGCCGAGCTGAGGATTGATCGCCGCGCCAGCCTCATATGCCGCTTGGCCAGTGCCGGCGCCGAGCGCACCCATGGCGCGCAACGGCACGTTGGACAGATCGACCAGCGGCTGGACGACATTGCGGCCCATCCAGGTTTGCGCGTTTCCGGCTCGGGCCTCTGCTTCCGCCTTTGGCGTCAAGAACCCGCCAGTGCGCCAACCCTCCGCTGTCGCCGCGCCAATGCGGTTTGCCGCATCCTGCCCAGGCATCGGCGTGGCGTCAGGTGTGAATGCCGGCTCTCCCGCGTGCAGATCGGCAAGCCCGAAAGCCTTTTGCGGCGGCAAATCCCCTCCGAGGAACGTCGGCATCGGAGAGGTTATCGGCGGCGGCGGCGCCGGAGCCGTAATCCAATCGTCTTTCCCCGCATTGCCAGCCGTCGCGGACGGCGCGGCGGGCGCGGTGATCCAGTCGTCCTTACCGGTGGTTACATCGAGCGGGGGCATTATTGCGGTGGCCCGTAAATGGACCCGTCGGCGGCCCGCGCCTGACCGCGTGACGGACTGAATTGGTCGCCCGGCTTAACCCAAGATGGGATCGCCGCGGTGTCGGGCGGCTTCGATCCTGCGCGGATTCCGGTCAGTGCTTTGATAGATTCAGGGCTTAGTTTGTTCTCGAATGCGAACGCCCCATGGAAATTATCCTTTGTAAAGCTGGTATCGTTCTCGTATTGGCGTTGCAGCGTGTTAAGCCGACCAGCCATGAGGCGTTGTAAGCCGTCGAGCAGATCGGCCATCTGGGCCGGCGAATTTTTGGCTGCATTCAGATTATCCATCATATACTTTCGGTCTTGCTCTGCCAATACACCTCCAGTTACCGCTCTCCCGATCTCAAGTGCTACGAATTGCCCCAACGCATTAGTCGTAGTCGGCGCAGTTCCGCCGAATTGCTGCTTGAACCAGTTCGACATGGTATTCAACTTTTGGATATCACCATTGCTCAGGGCTTGGACAGCATCCTTAAAGACGTCAACATGCTGCACGACAGTATCAAGTGACCTTACTTGATCACCCTGTGGACCCGCCCCGAATCTTTTCATGGCGTCGGCGACTTCTGGGTATCTGGCCTCCTGATAATCCGGGTTCTTTGCCAGGGCAAGCTCCATAGTCTCGGCGCCGCCTTGTCTGCTCCTGGCATAACCCGTCAGCGGTGCCATTTGATACTTTGAAATTGCGTCGGCATTCGCCTCTATGGTGCCGGGGTCCAGCATTTTCGTGGTGGCTACATTGAACCTTTTCTCGGTCTCGATGGCCTTTTGCCCGGCGGTCTTGTACTTGAATGCTGGGTCGGCGGAGACGTCCGCGGCAATGCCACGGCGAAGCGCGTCCTCCGATCCCGGTTGCGGCAGCCCCATCTGCCTGTTGATAAGCGATTGTCGCGCACGGTCCATATCGGACATTGCCGATGTGCCGGCGGCAGGCGCTGCGCCTGCATCGGACGCTGTCCCAGGCGCATTTTTCGCGGTGTCGGTCGTGGCCTGCGTCGAGCCGCCGCCGCTCGCAGCAGTCGTGTCAGACGGCAGATTGCCAGTCGGCGGCAGAATGCCAAGGGCTCGCCACATCTTGACTTCTGCCGGGTCGGCACCGAGCGTCATCCGCGTCCGTTCTATCTCGGCCGCAACCTGCGCCGCGGCGGTTCTGGCCCCAACGTCAGCTGCGTATTTCGACGAGCCGGCCTGTATGCCGGCCGTTTGCAGTTGCGTGCCGGTCTCCAGCTGCGTCCGCTGCAACGCGCCGGCTTGCTGCGTCGCAAGTTGACTGGCGGCGAACGGCTGCGACACTTCCGTCTCGTGCGCTCGCGAAAGCTGATCGGCCATAGCGAGACTTTGGCGTTGCAGTTCCGCCTTTTGCATATTGAGGCCTATTGTGCCGGCATAGTCCGCCATGCCGGCGCCCATTTGGCTGATCCCGTTAAGGAAGGAAAACGGCATTAGGCCACTCCCATGTAACGCCTGACGTTGCTCACATAATTCGGGTCGCCACCTTGACCCATGCCGTTGTAGGCGCGCAGCGCATGGTCAATGACTGCCGGATTGCTGAAATCAGCATCAGCGCCCGCTCTGGCCCGTAAATAATCTGCTGCAAAATTTATGTTGGCGCCCGGGTTCTTAAGTGTCGCTGGGTCAACGCCTTGCAATCCATAACCAGGCGATCGTGCAGTAGACGGAAGAATTTGGTGCAGTCCTATCTCGCCCAAATTACCGATCACATCCGAGCGAAAGCCGCTCTCCTGCTTGGCCTGGGCGATCAGCACGTCGATGGGTATGCCGGTGCGCTTCGCCGCGGCGGCGTAGATCGGCAGCAGGTCTGGCGGTACTCCGGCCACGGCCGTCTTGGCGGGCGCCCCTTCCGCTGCCGGCGTGGCCGCATCTGCCGCGATCGTGGACTCTGGTGACGGTGCTGGGCCGCCGCTGTTCAGCAGCGACGACGTCCCGGAACGCTCCCGAGTGGCGGCGTCAGCGGCGCCCTGCTGGGACATAGCCCAGGCGCGCGCCAGTCCAGTCATGGACTGCCCAAGCCCGGAAAGGCCGCCCGGGTTCTGCCTAGGCTCGCTGGGGATACCATTCAAGATTGACAACGTTGACGACCCTTGACATTCACTAGCGGATGTCCTACATATGGTCTATGACGAAATCCAAAAAAATGGAGCGGGTGATGACGAAGTCACAACATCCTCACGACGTTACACTTGAGCATTTTGGAAGGCTGGTCGTTGTGACGGTCGGGTTTTTCAAGCTCAGCCCGACGAATGCGCCTGCTGGGCCAATCCACACGACGAACTGCCTGATTGGGGCCATGGTCGCGACGATCGCGCGTGGCGAGCGCGCGGACGCCGGTGGTCTATGACGAAGTCCGAAAAAATCTGGGTCCGACTGGACCCTGCCGCAAAGGCAGCCCTTGAGCGTGCAGCCCTAGCGGATCACCGCAGCGTTTCGTCGCTGGCCGCCAAGATCATCTCCGAATGGCTGGCGAAGAAGCCCGAGCGATAGGAGAGTAAGGTGACACGAATTCCCACAATGCGCGCAGGCATTCCAGGCAACATCCTCGGTTACACTGATTACGGCCACGAAAGCCACGGGCAAGGCATCGAATGCGACGCCCAAGCTGTCAGCCGCGAGTTCCCCGATCAAACTATCTGCCTAGTTCGCCAGGATGGCGAAAAGCAATGGTTCCAAGCCGGCCGTCAGGTCGATCAACCAGAATGGGCAGAAGACTGGGCGGTGCCTGATGCTCCGACAGCGGAATAGGAGCGTGACATGACCAAATTCATTGATGTGATCGCAATGGCAAGGGATTCCGGTTACACCGGAGACCTGACGCCACGATACGATGCCGTGGATACAACTGCTGACCTTGGGTTCGCCGATGTCGGCGCGCCCTACTCCGGCCCGGTTGCCGGTATCCAGTTCATGTATGGGTTCCCCGCCGCGACCGACAGCATAAACATAAGCGCCAGGGTGCCGAACAGCTTCATTCTCACCGGCGCGGGAAACGACGCCATTGATGTCAGCCATGCCGGCGGGACGAACGTGCTCGACGGCGGAACTGGGTCTAACTTCCTGGTCGGCGGCACCGGCAGCGACACGTTCTTCGTCGACGATCGCGGCGCGAAGGGCGACATTTGGAGCACGGCTGCCGGTTTCCATTCCGGTGACGCTGCGGTTGTTTGGGGCGTGACAGCGGCCGACTTCAGGACGCTTGCCAATGGTGAGGGCGCCAATGGATACCAGGGCCTTACCCTGCACATCCCATCGGCGCACAACACCGCATCGTTGACGCTGTCTGGATACACCACGAACGATCTCCTCAACGGCCGGCTGTCCTACAGCTTCGGCGAAGTTGACGGCAACTCTTACCTGTACGTCCACGGCAATTAAAGGAGCAAGGTGACATGACCTATAAGCCCGAATTTTGCTATGTGGCATACGGCTCCTCTGATGACAGAAGATACCTGACACGATACCCCAGGGGGTCAGGAGTCATCGTTCCTTACTACTGGTCAAGGCACTATCACGGCGCTCTATTTGAGACACCTATAGCGGCCGAAACTGCCATGAACATCATGCGTATAGCGACACCGACCGAGGCTGCGACTGCCGAGATTGTTCACGCAGACTGAGAACGCCTACCGTTCCGTCCACGGGAATTAGGACAAATACGATGGAACATTATGTCTGGTTAGATTATGAAGAACCTGGAGAGCCGGACAATTATTGGGTCGGTGGAACGCCGCATATCGCGCCAGACGGCACCTGGGTCGGTGGAACGCCGATGATGGCGCCCAACGGCAAGTGGGTCGGCGTGCCGGAAAGATAGAGCGAAAGGGAACATTTCGATGAATTGGAAGCTTCTGGACGATGAACGCGAGGCGCGCTATCGCGAAACTGCCGACAGACATACCGGCTACTACTACGTTCTTGACCTGCTGCCTAATAGCGGCCCACCGGAGAAAAACCCGCCACTCATCGCTCACTGGAACAGCAACACCAAGCGGTGGCTGATCGGCGGCATCGATGGCGTTATTTCGGAATATGATTTCAATTTCAGAGTGCTCGGCCCGGTGCCGCTCTTCCAGGTCTCGTTACCGCAGCCGGCGCTGGCGTCGGTGATGGACCGCCCGGCATCGGCATCGGCTGCGGGCTCATCGGATGCCTCACCAGACCCGCCTTCACGTTGATCGCATGCATTGCCACGGGATTCTGAACGATCTGATTCACCCGGCCACTTAGCTGCTCGATCATCTGCGTGGTGATCCCCATCTTGTGGAACAACTCGTTGGTGAACAGCGTCGTGGCCTTGTCCAGTTCCGGCTCGGCGATCTTGGCGATCTTGGCCCGGTCAATGAAATCCAACCCGTGCAGCATCAGCGTGATCCCGGCCGGAACCATCGCCTTGATCGGCATGTCGCCGCGGCTTTCCCTGCGCATGATCAGCACCAGATGCGCGGCACTGCGAGCACAATCCCCGATTGGATCGCGGCTGTTTCTCAGCTTGGCCATAAAGGAGTTCGGCCCGTTCGCAAGCGCGATGTGTAGACCAGCGACGACTATCTTCTGATAGTCTATCTTGACCTGCTGATCGGCGATATTCGCCTCGATGCGCGCCTCGGTCTGGGCGAGGAGCGGGTTGTTCAGGTCGCTCGACGGCTGCTTTCCGTCCGCCGGTTGTGCGTTGATCATGCCACTCATCGGTAAGCCTTTCGTCCCCTGCTCACGCAGGGGCTGGTGTGATTGGCAGGAATGTAGATGGAGCCTGGTTGATTAGGCCGAATTGTCCTTGAGGTAGGATCGGCTGCGGCGTGCCGGTCACCTGCGGCAGCGTGGCAACCGCCTTGGGCTGCGCCATGGTTGACCGTTGCTGGTTGACCAGATTGGCCTGCGCCTGGTTCGCGGCGGCCTGCGCGTTGGCTGCGTTCGCCTGCGCTGGCGTCAACTGATTTCCCGCGCCCTGCAAAAACGACCCTGCCGTCTGTAACAGCCCCAGACCCAGAATGGGATTGTCCTTGCCGACAAACTTCAGGAATGAGTTGAGAGTGTCGCCGATACCGCCTCCGCTGGCGCTGGCGCTGGCGGGCGCCAAGCCGGCATTGGACAACTGCGTCGGCGTGGCCCAATCGAGCGGTGCCCCGCCAGGTGTCGCTGTCGCTGCCGTCGTGGCCGGTCCGGTCGGAAACGGCACGCCGGTGCCCGTCGCCGCCAAGTTTCCGGTTCCGGTCGCCGTTCCAGCTCCGGATAAATCCCATGTGCCACCGGTGCCACCTGCGACCTGCTGCGAAGCCGTGCCGAACAGGTTGAGATCGCCCGCCGCTGGCGTCGCGCTCTGGGCTAGTGTCGCTGCTGGATTGGCAGCGCTCGCGGCCACGCCGGACAATCCTGTGGCCGCGGTGTCCGCCCCAGCGGAGATGCCAGCCGCCGCCAGGTTCGCCGATGCACCCGCGGTCAGATCGGCACCGAGCGCCGCCCCAGGATCAACGCCCGCCGCACTACCCGCCAGTGCCCCGACGACGTCAGGCGCCGCACCTGCCACTCCGGCACCGACCTCTGCACCCGCTGTTATGCCAGCCGCCTCGAGGTTCCCGGAGGCAGCAGCCGTGGCAGCCGCGCCAGCATCGGCCGCCGCACCGCCTCCAGCTTCGCCAGCTGACGCAGCAGCCCCAAACCCCAGCGCCCCGCCGCCGAGCGCCGAACTGGCGAGGGCACCCACGCCGCCAATGATGCCGAGCCCCAGGCCGATCTTCGACAACACCGGGTTTTTGGTCACGGCGCCGACCACGCCGACGACTGCGCCGACGATCGCAACCGTCTCCAGGACGGAGGTCACTGATACGGTGACGGCGGCAGCGACGCCGGCCGCGGCGGCTGCTAGGCCCATGCGCGTGCTTCCTTCAGGTCCAATTTGTACAGGTGCCCCGCATCCTCGAAACCGAGCCGGCGGTAGATGGTCCCCATCCGCGGCCCTGACCCGATCGTGCCGGCCCGGCCGATCACGGCCGCCACGCCCTTGCGGCGCAGCGCCTCAATCGATGCGCGCTGGAGTTTCATGCCGAGCCCTGGGATATCCGGCCGCGCAAAGAACGGCAGATGGTGCGCCTCCAGCACATTCCGAGCGTCTAGGCTCGGGCTGATCATCGTCAGGAGGTAGCCACAAAGTGCGCCGTTGGTTCTCGCCGTCATGATCTGCAATGCGCCAACGTCATCAAGCCGCCGCAGCGCAGGTATGTTCTTGCGGCTCCAGTCTTCGATGTCCTGTCCAGTTGCCGCCATATGCGCGCGGAACAGCGGAGCCGCATCGGGAAACGACGTGTCGAAACTCTCGTCCTGGAACACGAACCCTTCCCACGTCTCGGGCCGCTCGACCGGCGCCATATCCGCCAGAATGTGGTGTTTCGCGGCGCGCGCAAGCTTTTCCAGCTGCGGAAGGTAGGCCCGACAATACCGAACCTGCGCGGCAAGGTTCCCCGAGATGCGCTCCGACTGTCGCCATGCCCACCATACCGGATCGTGATCGTACGGCAGACAGTGCTCAAACAGCCGGACGCAACCGCGCTCGGTCGCGAGCTCGCCATAGTCGATACGGAGGGCGCCTGGCACGCGCGCCTCGATCTGGTCCAGCTTGCGATCGAGGGCCATCAGCGTCGTGCGCATCACCGCCCGGTCGCATGCAGGGATGACGCGGACCACACTGGCGAGCACGGCAGCGACAGGACGCCGGATGGTGACGATCCGCATGTCCGGCCACTCGTGCGCAATGAGGCGCCAGAATGGCGCGGCGGCCGTCTCCACGGTTCCCACGCAAGGCTGCCGATACCACGCGCGGCAGTCTTCGAGCGATCTGCAATGCTGCAACTCGTCGTGGCCACAGTGCCAATCGCCATACGACAAGAACTCGGCGCACCATTTCGTGCGTGACCGAGGCAGCGCCAGCACGATGAACGGATGGTTGGTCAATCCCCGAGCGCCGCGTCGATTTGATCCCAAACGGCTATGCTGTGGCACGCCATGGGGTCAGCCTTGGCCGCCCGTAGCGCCGCCTCCATAGCCGCCGCCTTCGGCCTAAGATCGTGTGTAATCTCCGTAGCAAAGTCTGCCACAAGCTCGGCTAGCGTATCTGCTACTTCCTGTCTAATCGGTCCCATGGCCGGTTCCTTGGCGCGCATTTTAGGAGAACTGCAACAGTGAGTTAGCGTTCACGTTCGTCGCAATCTGCTCAATCGACTGAAGCCCTGCATTCAACTGTGCAACTCCGTCGTTTAGTGCAGCAGCCTGCTGGTCATGCGACAGGTTCGGATTGGTGATGATGTTCGACAGATTGGCGAGCGCCTGATTGTAGAGTGTGGCCGCGCCCTGCGAGGTCTGGAGCAGCGTCTTGTTGGCGTTCGTGATGTTCTGGATCTGCATGTTGATCGCGCCGTTTGTTTGAATGTTCGCGAGGCTGCCGGCATTTTGCAATTGCTGCACCGCGACCTTGTTGGCGTTATCCAGAGCCGCTATGGCCTGCGCCGATTGCGTCTGCTGCTGCGCCACAGAAAGCGCCGTGTTACCCTGGATATGCGCGATCTGCTGCGCTGATGCGTTGTTCACTGCGGCGAGCGCCGCCGTTGCCGCCTCCGAGCGCTGCTGCACAGTTAATTGTGTGTTGGCGTTCAGATCGCCGAGATACTTTTGCATAGAGGTTTGCAGGCCGGTGACTGCGAGATTCGTCGCGTCCTGCTTGTCCTGGATCGAAAGATTTGTGGAGGCATTCAGATGCGCGATCAGTTGCGCCGATGCTGTAGATTTATCCTCGATCGACAGCTGAGTGTTGGCATTCAGCTGCGCGACGAATTGCTGCGTGGCCGATTGCTTGTCCTGGATCGATAGCTGCGTGTTGGCATTCAGGTTCGCGATGAACTGCTGCGATGCATTATTGACAGCGGCTAGGTCCTTCGCCCCGGCAAGCTGTTGCGCGACCTGCATCGATTGGTTGGTCGCAGCGGCGTTGCTCTGATTGACCGCCGTCCCGAGTTGAGCGTTCGCCAATGCCGCGGCGTTCTGCGCCGTCACCGTGTTGGTCATCGCCTGGTTGTAGACATTCGCGTCCGCCGTCGCGATCGGCGTGGCGGCGGAATAGAGCGCAGACTGCCCCGCCGTGACGCCCATGCTGGAGTTGATCAGCCCCCGCTGGTTCATCAGATTGCGGGCGTTGGCTTCTGCCTGCTGCATGAGCGGCGAGCCGGAGGCGATAATATTTGAAATCTGGCCGGAGACCGTCTGGTCAGGTTTTACTGTAAAAGCATTGCTGGCGGCGGTCGCGGCGGTGGCCTGGGCGGGCGTGTAGGGCGTCACAGAGGCCCCGCCGACGGTCTGCGGTGTTGTGGCAGGGGTAGCCACGGCCGGCGCTCCAGGGGCCGCTGCGGCGGTCTGTGGGGCGGTATTGATCAGACCTGTCGGCGCCGGGGCCGCAAGCGGGTTCGTGGACCCAGGCATGCCCGGCGGCGGGATAGGAGGAGGGAGAGTCGGGGAATTGATCCCCGGTTGCAGCGATCCGCTCATGTGCCGCGCGCTTCCAGCGCCGCAATGCGCGTGAGCGCATCTTGCAGCGCCGCCGTGAGGAACGCGATATCAGTCTGGTAGTCCCGGATAAGTCTGTGACCGTCCTTGGCGAAGCCATCGCTGACGGCCACGCGCTTGTCATCGCTCGGCAACTGCCCGATCGCTTCTTCCCGACCGTTGGCGAGGTCCTCCTGCGCCACAAACCCGACAGTCGGCTTGCCGTCGAGCAGGTAGCGTCGCGGCCTGCCGCGCAGCACCCAATCGACGCCTTCGCCTGGCGTGAGATCGCGGGCGCTGTCCTTTAGCCGACCATCCGAAAATGTCAGAAAGCCCTGTGCGGCAATGCCCGCGGTGGCATGAAGTGCAATCCCCCACGTCCATGAGGCATTTGGCGCGGACACTCCAGTTGTGATCATATACGTACCAGCGCCGCTCTCGGTGGCGCTATGGTTACAAACCACCCCGCCGGTGAATGTGCCGCCGGCCTTCGGCATATAGGTCGACGCTACATCGGCACTTTTTGCAAAGCCGGACGGAAAATTTATGCTCGGAATATCGCCCAGGTCGAGGCCGGCCACTTGACACTTGAGAGCTAGGCCCGACCAGCCCATGTAGATTTTAGTCGTGGTCTGACCAGTGCCGCCGCCCTGCTGGATCGGGGCGAACCCGAGAGCATCCTGCTTGCCATTGAGCGCGTCTCCAACCTGCGTTGCGGTCTGAAAGCCGGCTGGATTGCTCGCAGGATATAGCGACGTGTCTGTGGGATGCGTGTGGTCATGCCTGGAGTATCGAGGCGATACCCCCGGCAAGCCGGGTCCGTCCATCAGTGGCACGGCGTTCGACGCCTGTCCCGCAACAAAGGCAGTTGTCGCGATCGAGGTGGTGGAGTCGTCTGTTACTCTGGTGGGTGCGGTCGGATTTCCGGTCAGGGCCGGCGAGGAAATCAGCGAGATCAGATTGCCGGCGACCTGGATGTTTGCTCCCCCGGTCAGCGAGGTCGCCGAGTTCATCTGTGAAAACGTGATGGCCGTTGTCCCGACTGTCACGGCTCCAGTCGGGTTGCACAGCCAATTTGTGTTGGCGTTAGCTGGGCCACCAGAGTGAATCGGCACGAACGCGCCGGTAAACTCCGCCGCCTCATCCATGCTGGTATGGCGTGTCAGTACGTATGCCGCGCCTGCCGTGCCGGCGGTCGTCACGGTGTATAGGCCGTTTTTCGCCGGCGCCGATTCATCCTTGACGAGCACCATATTATTGAGCGCCAGAGCGATGCCGTCTACCGTGAGTATTCCAACGCCCGTTCCGGTCAGGGTAGCTCCGACACCCAAGGTCCCATTGGCATAATTGTTCGCCGGCAGGGCCGTGGTGGTCGCGGCGTCAGCGGTAGGCTTGATCTGCATGCCGCTCGCGAAACCGTCGACATAATTCTTGGTCGCGGCGTCGGTAGCGGCCAGCGGGTTCGCTAGGTTGGTGATCTTGTTGTTGCCCATCGAAAAGTCGCCGGTCGGCGTCGCCAGTTGCTCCGGCCGTGTGGTCAGGACGAATGCAGTGGTTGCTATCTGTGTCCCAGAGACACCATTATCCGAAGTCGGGGCAGTTGGAGTCCCGGTAAGATGCGGCGACGCAAGGGGCGCAAGCAGAGCCTCGGCCGCGAGTGCGCGCGCATTCTCTGTCGTTGCTCCGCTGCCGATTATGCCCTCAATCGCGTCGAACGCAGACTGCAGGTTCTTGAACTCGCCGCGCACCAGCGCCGACAACCCCTTGCTATGGGAGCCAGGATTGCCGCTTGGCGTATAGTATTGATTGGTCACGAGAGGTCTCCTTAGACGCGCATCCCGCGCCGCGGACTGTAGTGATGAATGATGCTGTTGATCGTATAAGACGCGATGTAGTTGGTCCCCGATGCGATCGTGACACGCACGTTCTCGGCCGTACCGGTCTCGTCAACATCGGTTGGAAACAACCCGCTTCCGTCCCATGTGAACTCGTCCCACACGAAACTATCCCAGTATGGCATCTCGCCAATGTTGAGCGTCGCAGTCGTGTCAGTCGGTTGCACGATCTGATTGGAATTATATCCCAGCTGGTAGCCGTATTGAATCTGCGCGTAGCTATCGCCCTGCACCTCGATCGATGCTGCGCGAAACCGCTTCAAGATACGCGGCGACTTGACCGCATCCCATGCCGTCTGGAAATAGGCATCGATAGCCTTCCCGTCGAAGCTGGTCCCGCGGTCGAGTTGATAGACAAAGCCGCTCATGCTGCCGACATAGGTCGCCTCGTCGTCCGTAGTGAGCTTCGTATTGTCAACGCAGGTCACGGCATCGGGGAATAGCGCCAGCCCGGCACCGAGGTATTGCTGGTTCAGCACCGTGCAGAAGAGCGCGTAGCCATCGCCGAAGAACAGCCGATATTGCGACTTCTCGCGGCTAACCGAGGAGGCAACCAGATTGCCGCGCTCGCGGGCAATGAATGGCAGGATGTTCTTGGTCAGCGTGGTTGGGAGAAAGTTTCCCCAGTTCAGCGTGGTCTTCAGTGTCACCACACCGAGGTCGTCCAGAAAGAAGGTGTCGAACAGGTTCTGGATGCTGTACGGCACCGCCCCGATCCCTGTGTTGAATGCGACGAAATTGAAGGTATCCGGCGATGTGCCATAAAGGAACGCAGAATTATTGTGCAGAAACACACCAAGCGTCGCTGTGGTCTGGCTACCTGGCAGCGTGATCATGCCGGTGACGGTGTCGCCTGTCGCGATCTCTCCGGCACCGTCCACCGCACTCCACTTGAACGGGTTACCGGCCGCGCAAAAGAACAGCGAGGCAGCCTCCGCGAGGAATAAGAAGTTTTTGTGATACGCGATGTGCAACGGGTGATCTGCGATCAATCCGGTGCTGATCGGCGCTAGTGTCTCGCCATCGAACTCGAATGCCTTGTTGACGCCATCACAGCCATAGATGCGCCGGGTGGCCAGTTGGCCGGAGAAGTTGCACTTGACGAACTCGAACCTGCCGCCAGCCACCATGCTGATCGGTTTCTGCATGTCAGACAGCGTCACCGCAGCACCGCTGGTCGTGGTGGCGGCGCCGGCCGCGAAATTTCCGCCGGCTGGCGTGGTGACGACGAACTGGCCGACCGCAGTTCCTGTCCATGCGCCGGATTGCCACATTACGCGCTTGATCGTCGCCGTCACACCGCCTTGCGTCAGGGTATCGCCATCGAGAGGCACCGCGGTTCCACCTGCGGTGAACGCCACGGTGTTGTGGTATGGTATCTGCACCCATCCGAGCGGGCTGGCGCGATAGAGCCGCGCCACCAGTCCGCCTTCGTCAGCACGAAAGGCAAAGAGTTTGTCAACACCATCATATGCCATGGAGACGGCGCCAAGCACTGGGCCGACGCCAGGCACAGCGCTGATCCGCGCGCGATAGACATCAGCGGCGGCAGCGACGTAGATCGCATCGGTCTGCGGATCGACCGGGAACATCTGCGGCGTCGCCCTACCCAGCATACCGAACCCTTGCAGCTGTACCTCGCTGGTCTCGTCGAATTCCCCCGAGACCTGCGTGAGCACCAGATACGGGACCGGCGTTGGCACCATCACGGCGATAACGCCTGACGCACCTGTTGCAGTCTGCGTAACCACCTGCCCGACGCTCGGCCGCCCGGATATCGCCTTCGGCGCCGATTCAAAGTCTGGCCCGAAATCGCTGTCGAAATCGGCTGGTTGCATGTACGAGATCGGGTCGCCAAGCAGTCCGGCGCTGGTGATAATCTGCACGATTCTATAGGTCGCAGTACTCGGCGAAGGCTGCCCATCGACGCGCTCATATCCGGCAACTCGCTGGTAGCCGCCGAACATCGCCACCTCAAAATTCAGGACGTCATGCAACGCCCCAGGCGGAAGCCGTAGCGGTGGTGTCAGGAGGTCCAGCCCGCCAGGGAACGTCTGGCCCTGCGCGTTGCTGCCATGGCCGAGCTGGGTCTGGCTGTATTTGACCTGCGCCCACTGCTGTTTCGCGACGGCGTTCATCGTCTACGCCAATGCCCCGCCGAATGTGACGCGCGGCGCGCGCAACGCCTGCAACTGTGCATACATGCCGGCGTTCTCCTCCGACCCGCGCTCCCACACCTCGGGCGCACTCTCATACCGCCCATATTTCATCATCGTCCGATACACGATCAGCATATGGAAGCGCGACGGCATGCCGAGCGGCGCATCCATGTCATTCACCATCTGCGACGGCGCGACGAAGTAGTCGCCCGTCACGGTGTACTGATCGTTCGGCGGCGGGCCGAGATTGAGCGAGTTGTCCGGCCCGACCGCAATGGCGACTGGCCGCGTCTGCACGTTCCGCATCGCGCCGTACATGTAGCTGTCGCGCCAGGTATCGAACGGGATGTCGGTGAGGTAGGTTTCCGCCCGGAAGCCGACCAACGTCGGGAACACGCGGAACGTCCCTCGGTCCCACTTGGAGAAGAAAGGTTCCAGGTCATCTCCGAGCGGATAACTCGCTTGGCCGGCGGTCGTCGGGAACTCGATGCCTGACCCCAGCAGGTTGGAAGCGCGCATCCAACCCCAATCGTCATGGTCCATCTGGATGTCAGTCCATCCGTCATTGATCCACCCGACGATGCGCCCGAGGGAGCCAGTTGCTCCGATGACGGTCGGCAGCGCTGTTTGGATGGCGGAACCGCTCGCGACGCCGCATTCGACAGCCGCACGGCGGCATAGTTCGAGGAAGGTCATGCCGGCTCCAGTTCCCTCACATCAATCGTTGCGTCGCGATCATCGCCGCCTGGCCTGACATGAATTGACGCGCGGCGAGCAATTCCATTGTCGTGACCGATACCGATCGAGGAACCTGGTGCCATGCCCGTCCTGACCCCAATCGTTGCGCTGCGCAGCACACTTGGCCCGACCCCGATCGCTGTGCCCGGGATATGTGGCCCCTCGAGACCAATCGTCTTCGGGACAGGGGCAACATGCTTGATATCGGCATCGGCGCCGAATGTCGGCATCACGCCGACCGTGGCACTGACCGACACTGCCTGAAGGGGGTCGGCGGTCAGGCTCGCCAGGGCCGCCAGGGGAGGAGCACTGACCAGAACCGCGCGGACGGGTTCCGCGGCGAATCCTGGTGAGGCAGCAATATTCGCGGCGGCAACGAGTCCCCCGGCCGCGTCCGGCGTCAGACTTGGCGTCGCGGCAATACTCGCCCGAGCGACAAGTCTCGCAGCCGCGACCGGGGTCAGACTCGGCGAGACGGCAATACTCGTGCGAGCGACAAGTCTCGCGGCAACGGTGGCCCTGAAGCTCGCGACTGCCGCCAGCGTGGCAAATCCAGCTCGGGGGTTGTTTCCAACCCCGTCGGCTCCGAAAGTCACGACCGGCCTCAGAGTGGCAGAGGCAGTCAGCCTCGCCAGGGCAGTCGGCGTCAGGGTTGCACTGGCCGATAGCGTGGCCGCGGCCGCATGCGCATGACCTATCGCGTCGGCGGTCAGGCCCGCTGCGGCGGCGAGAGTTGCAGCACCGGGAACTGCCCGTACGGGCGTGGCGGTCAGGGTTGCGGCTGGCGCAACAGCGGCGGTTGCCGGTTTGCCGGCCGCTGCCGTGGCCGAGACACCAGCGGCGGCAGAGAGTGTTGCAGTCGCGGCCAGATTTGCCTTCGGCGTAGCAGACAGACCGGCCGCTGCCGCTACCTTGGCAGATGCCACTCCTGGGGCGGTAATTTCGCCAAAGCCGGTAGGCGCCGAGTAGCTCCAGCTCGCCGCACCAAACCGGCCAACCAAAGTATCGCCGACGTTGGACATGACACAGGCCGGTACGAAGCCGCCTGTACGCACATCCGCCGGGATCGCCCAACCGCCGGTTCCTGCCGCGGGGTCGCCACTCGGGAACCATGCGCCGCCGTTAACCCTCAGCCACAGCAGACCAGCGGTTGCGTCTGCCGCCCAGCACAGGATACTGCCCTGCGCATAACCGGGTGGGGAGAACTGGTATATGCCGTTCCAAGTAAGTCCGGCATTGCCGAGATAGTCGTACCATTGAACGCTATTCGTATTAGCAGTGCCACCTAGGTCAGACGTTGTCGCGGCGTCGAAGGCTCTATTGACAAGCCCTGTCCCGATACTGGCAGATCCTCCAGTGCCGCTATCAACGGCGTCAAGGTACTCCCAATAGTATTTGCCGGTTGATACAGCGACGGTCCCAACCGCGGCCGTGCCTGTGCCGAAAGTGTTGCCGGTTTTTGTGACGACGGTGTTGGCGGCAGAGATCGTGAGCGACGCATCGTGGTTTGTGTTCGACCACCTCTCATCTGCCGGCGCCGGCGGCGTCGCCGTCAGAGTGGCGGTCGCCGCGAAAGCCGCAGAGGCTGGAACAGCCCTAACGGCGCCTGAGGTGGCGCTAAAGCCGGCCGCCGCCGCCAGCGTCGTCGCCGCCTGCGCGATACGGACAGGGGCCGATGTCAGACCAGCGCCGGCCGCAAGCGTTGTGGTCGCCGATAGTACAGCGTTCGCAGTCGGCGTCAGACCAGCGCTGGCCGCAAACGTTGCGGACGCAGCAGCAACACGAACGGGCGTAGCCGTCAGGGTGGCAGCAGCAGCGAGCGTCGCGGAGGCCGCGATGCCAGTAGTCTGGACCGATGCGTTGGCCGTGAAGCCTGGCGCTACCGCGAACGTGGAGGATGCAACGAGTTTGGCCGCTGCGGTCGGCGTCAGCGTGGCAGATGCGGCAAGCGTCGCTGTTGCGGCATTCGCGCCAGTTGCGGTCTGGACCGTGGGGTCCGCGGCGAATGTCGCCGCTACTGGGAGCGTTGCGCCTGCGAGCAGCTTAGTGGTGGCTGCAGCTTGCAGACCGGCAGCGACAGCATGCGTTGCGGTCGCGGCCAGTTTCGCCTTTGGCGTGGCCGATAGACCGGC